CCCCCGCCGCCCGCTCCGCTTCCGCAGCCTACGATGATCAAGTTTGAAGTTCCGGTCGGTACAACCCATGCGCCGTTTGTCGACACCATAATGAGACGCGCGCCATCTACTAACGCAGTAGACGGGACGGAAGCCGTTTTTAAATACGCACCATCAATACCGTTGGTATCGATACGAGCTTTCAGAACCGAGTTGATGTAGAAACCGAAGGCACCCGTCGTGACCGCAGTGAAGCCCTTGAGTTGAAGACCCGCAGTAGAGGTCGAGGATTGCAGATCGAGTGCCTGCATATAACCGTTACGCCATCGATGTTCAGTAGAACCTAGATCATAGGTCACGTCTGACGAAGTAGCGGTGAGCGGCTCGATCGGTATCATGTGTCCGCGAAAGAGTTGAAAGTTCGCGTTCACCTGCGACGAACGCGCCTTGGTGTTCGCTTGAAAACTGTAGAAGGCTGTTATCGTCGCATTGACCGGCATTGTTTCCCCTTACTTGTTGAGAGCTTCTTCGATCCGTTTCAAGTCCGCGCTCTCAATTGCGAACCAGCATTCCCCACCGAAGTGACAGTCATTCATTTCAGTGAACGTGCGGAAGATATTTTTCGTTCTACTGATCCAGCACTTCTGGTCTTCGAAATCGAGCTTACACATCGAACTGATCGGAGCCCCTTCTGGCGGCGCGCTTGCGCAGCTACTTAAGATGCTTCCCAAGAGAACGAGCGAGAGCTTCAACTTCATCTTTCTTAGCGTCTTCGAGAGCTGACAAAAATTCCGCATTGTTTTTCGCTTTCTGCATTTTGACGTAAACCACCGCTGCCTCTTGAAACCACTTATCAAGAATCGGTAAAGCATTCAGAACAGCCATCAGAAAACTGATCGTGCTCACAGCTTTACCCCTTTCACGTCATGACTCGGCATTCGATATCCGATCACACGCGATTTCTCGAACACAGCCAAGCCCACCATGTCGCCTTGGTTACCGCCGAAGAGCAGGACCTCGGTCTCGGATTCGCCAACCCAAAAGCCCACATGCCCCATGGTGGGGTCGTCGCTTCGCGTCAGCACTGTCACACATCCAACGATCGGCTTCTCAATTGGGATGCCCCAGGTTGCGTACGAGCGGGCCGCCGCTGAACGCGACGATAGGACCCCGCCTGTCTCTAGGCACCAACAGACAAAGGCGCTACACCAAGAAACCTCGTCGCTAGCGGCGTGGTAGGTCGTCTTCTTGAAGTACTGCAAAATCCTTGGGTGGGCTTGAACCCCGGGAATTTCTCTGACGCCTCGTTCCGCGAGCGCTATTTTGAGCCAGGCGGGGAATTTCATTTTGGAGTTAGTTTCTCTTGCGATTTATTTGCGGCGTTTATCATCGGTATCAGAACCGTGTTCGACACCCACGATAAAATTAAAACGAGGGTGTCGACGAAGTGTTTTATTGGGACGAGGATGGACAGGGGATTTTTGGTCGGGAACGCTCGCACGAAGATTTCAAAGATAACGATCGCCCCTGCGATAATGCCACCGGAACTTTTAAGAATCTCCCAGAGTTTTTCGATGAAGGTTTTTTCAGGTGGTGCTTCTACTGCGGGTGAAGGCGCCGGACTTGCGGCTTCAACAACGGGCGATGGCGACGGTTGTGGTGCGGCAGTCGGCGCTTCGCCAACAACGACAGGCGTTGGGGACGCGAGTTGAGCACTTGCAGGAATTTGGCCTTGCAGCCATAAGACGAGCATCAAGAGAAAGATCAAAAGCATCTTCATGTGGACCCCTTTGGTTTGGATTTTATTATCATCAAGTCATCGCTCAATCGGACGATCACGCTTTCAAATGAAGCGATCTTTTTCTCGGTCGAGGCAACGTAGCTCACCATTTGTTTTTCGGTACGTTCGATGGTTGCCGTTGCCGCGACAAGTTTGTGTGTCGTCGCTTCGAGATTTTTTTCATGCGTGTAGAGTCGTTGTTCGAGCCCGCTGATGGTTGCTTTTAGATTCTGAACCCGCTCGTCGTAGAGTTCTTTCTTTGCCTTCATCGTCTGACCGGCGAGTTTGGCGTTGTATTTCATAAGCCAAACACCGCCGCCAACAAGCGACGTGATGATGGTGAGTGCTGTTCCGAGCAGAGTGAGAGCGTCCACTATCTTGGTCCCATGCAAGTGATCGAGTAAGCGGCGGCACCAGCAGCATTTGTAGTATCGAAAGTTCGAACCACAATTGACGAAGTAGAAATCGAAGAGATGACGGCGTTGTAGCTTGTCGTCTCACCTAAGATGTTAACGTTACAGTTCGGGGTTGAGGTGAAGCCCGAGTTGAGTGTCATAGTAAAGACCGCACTTGCGACTGAAACGCTTCCGTTTATCCAATCACCTGTTTCTTGTGTCACAGTTCCAGTTGAACCCACGCGAGCACTCTCAATCTTGATCGCGCCGGTCGAAGCACTCGTGACAGAACCCACCAAGATCGGGGCCTGCATGGTTGGAGTGACAGGTTTCACAGTGATGAGAATGTCGCGCTGACCGTTGTTTGAACCAGCGTCTGCTAAGAGCACTGATGTGTCGGGCGTGCCTGTAACGGCCTGCTCGTACATGAGTCTCACACCTTTGTTGCCTGACGACGTCCACTGGAAGATCGAACAGTTCTGGTTCGGCGTTGTCTGCACGTGATCGACGCCTGACGCAATCGTTTCCGCAGTGGCGCCGCTCTGTACTCTCCCACCGCCCTCGAGTGTAAGCGTCTGTGCGTTCGTTGGAGTTTCAATCAACTGAAAGGTTGCGTTGAGTGCCTCGCCCGAATCGAGCTGTGTTTGGTGAGCATAGGACGCACACACTTCGTAGCTTCCCGCGACCGGGATGTTGAAGTTTGCACCAATCGATTCACTGCCGGCCGCACACGTCGATGCCGAAGTGGTCGGTGTCGTCGCTGCGTTCGTCGTCGAACACATGATACCAACAGGCTGCGAACCGTTACGCGGTGTCATGGTCAGACCGGCATCGATGATTTCAGTGTAGCCCGTTACTGCCGAAACGCCGAGTGACGGGTTTGCGCCAGAGATGTTTGCGGCGACATACCATCCCGTTTGTTCTGGGCGGAAGGACTGCTCTGCGCCCCAGCCGGTACATGGGATGGTAGCTCTTCCGGTCATATAGTAGTTTGCGGCAATATCGGAAACAGCGGCATAGGTTGAGGCACCTTCCGGTTGCATCAAAATATTTTGACCGCTGATAAAAGTCTCGGCCCCTTTAAAGGCAGTTGTTCCGACGTTACCTGAACCGTCAACCCGAACACCGCCAACTGATGTAGCAAGTTTTGAAGTGTTAGGAACGCATTCAGAAGGGATGCCAAATTGAACGCTACCTGCACTTCCGCTCGCGGCGCCGCCAGAACCGTTCTTAAGAGAGAACTGAACTTCCATTGAATCGCCAACGCGCCGCTTGCGGCCGTTAGGATCTGTTTTTCCAGTCGAGTTGAGCGTGATCGAGCCGCCGCCTGAAGTGGTAAGTGCCGGGGTGAAAGTCTCCCATTCGGTTGTGTTTGCGACGTTTCCGATATTTCTCGCAACCCCAATATAGGCTTCATCAACTCCGAGTGCCGGTTCGTTCGCGTTTGCGAGAAGTCGGATCGCGATTGTTCCCGAAGTCGGACAAGGAAAGTAAACCGTATTCGTTTTCGGCGAAGTCCCAGTGACAACAGTGCTAGAGACTAGAACGTTGGTTCCATCATAAGCTTGAAGAGAGTGTGTCGCGGTTCCGCTCGGAACTAAGAGAAGGACAGAAGCTTCGCAGTTGAGACCGTAAAGACCGTTGGGGATCGTGACAGCTTTACTTCTTAATGTGTCGTTACTTGCAGCTGCATCCCAAACACCAGACCCGCCCCCCACCAATAGGTTTGAGCCGCTGGTCGCAACAGTGAGGTGCGCCGCCGTCGACGGTACCCAGGATGCAAGGCCGTTTTCAAATCCGCCGTTGAAGGGACCTAGCAGGTTTTTAAAACTGAGTTCTTGCTTATCGCCATTGGTTAATGCGGCGTCGGCCGGAAAACCGAAAAAGAGCGTGACGAAAAGGTGTAAGAAAAGAATCAACTGTCTCATGTGAACGTTACCTCGCTACTGTAAGCTGGGAATTTTGCATCGCCCGCGTATGTGTCGGTTGCCGTATCTCGTGTCATTCTCACCAAAATGATGTCGCCTGCGGTTACTGTGACGCTATTGATGAGACCCGAAGAATCAGTCAGATCGTTGACAAAAGCGTTCGGGCGATTCGCAGTGGTGGCCAAAGTGATCGCACTATTCGTAGAAGTCCTTTGATTCGTTGTTGAATTGATCGCGTCAGTTCCGGTACGAATCAGGGTCGCAAGAGTCTTCATCAAAACCGTACTTGAAGTGCCTGCGGCATAGACTACACCACGAAGATTGATTTGCGATCCTGCTACATAGCTGTTTGGAACTCGAACAGCGGCGTAAAGATATTGCGTGATCGCATCTTCAAAAACAAAAGCCTGTTCGGAGTATTCAAAAACAGAAGTAGGCGCGTCGGCGTCTTCAATCCATTTAAGGCTCGAGCCCCCGCCACCACCGCTTCCGACTGCGGCTTCGACCCCTGCCGGATTCTTCTTATAAAGAAGGCCGTCGTTTTTAAAGTAAAGCGCCATGCGCCCGGCTGCGGGCGCGGCCGGAATACTGCTCGTGGTGTTCTGATAAAAGTTTCCCCACTGCATGTGACCCGTGCGCCAAGAGTATGTTTCGGTCCCGAGGTCATACGAGTGGTTCGCAAACGACGTTGCACTCGCGTCGATCGGCATCAAGTGACCTCGGAAAAGACCGAAGTTATTGTTCACTTGCGCCGAGCGAATGGTGGTCAAGGGGCTGAAACTGTAGAAGGCTGTGATGGTATTCGGACTCGGCATTAGATTTCCCTCGCTACAAAACGGTTTTGGAAATTGTCGAGGTCGATCTCCATCGACAAGAACTTAAACTCTTGACCCTCTAAAATAAGAGCGTCACCGACGGCAGCATCAAAAATCAAGTCTTGCGCAGTAGACGTCGCGTCGTCGGCCCAATTGTTTTGGTCCCAGAGACTGTTCGCCTGCGCTTCGGCCGGATCGTAGTAGACTGCGACACGGTCAAAAAGATCCAAGTGTGGAATGAAAGTCGTCGTGAATTCGATCTCTTTCTTATAAGCCGAGACATCGTCAAAGAGGGCATCAGCCAGTGTCTCGGCAACCGTCACTGTCGGGATGTAGAAGTTCTCAATCGATAGCGTGCGAACACCTAGGACCCACGGGTTGTTCGTAGGTGCGACTTCCAAATTCGCTTCGCGGATCACATAGCTTGTTGCCGAATCGGTATCGCGCCATTTCAACTGAATCCGCGAGTAGTATTTTGAAATCCGGAAACCATAAGTGTCGACAGTCTTTATCGTGTGGCCGTAGGTACTACTGAACGAACCCGCTCCATGGAACTCATAGGCTGTTGTGCTGTTGAGGGTTGTGCGCGAAATGAATTTGAAGATCCCATCACGCGTGATGTAGGGAACGAAGTTTTCAGTCTCAGCGAGCTTCTCGATGATTTCCCAAACCGTTTTGTCGATAACATCAGCGGCTGTCGACGTATTCAAATTCGAGTAGACGTTGGTTGTTGCACTGATTTCCCAATTGGTGGTCGTGTCGCCGAAGAACGGACGGAAGATATAGGCGCCGTAAACGTCCACTTGGTCTCTTACCATCGTGAGAAACTGACTGGCAGTAAAGCCAGTTGACGTCCATCCGGTTAAGTTCTTGGCCGGGAAATCTTGGAAGACCGATACGAGAGGTTTTAAGTTCAGCGCCAAATCGTTTTTGTCAGATAACGGAATGTCACCCGACAAGATGCCGATGAACATCGTGCTACTACCTACGTCGTCCCACTGGTCGTCGTCAGTGTCCCAGAGTGCTGCGTCCCAGCCGCCTTCTGACGGCTGTTCAATTGTCGTCTTAAGTCCTTGAGCATCTTCAGTGGTGTAGCGGAAACCCGCCTCTAGCTTCACCAGGGTTCGCTGTTGGTTGAGGTAACCGAACCAAAGGCTCGACGGAGAATCGTCTGGGTTGAAAGCACCTTCTTCGTTTTCGACATTTATTTTGGCGTTACTGAAAGTGAACTTAAATCGGCGGGACGTGTCGACTTGCGTGACAATCTTTCCGTAACTCTTAACGTAGTTCGAAATATCAAACCATTCGGACTCAAAGAGCCCGTTTGATAGAAGGCGTCGCTTGATGAAAGCGCGACGAAACACCGTCGCAACGGGCGCCTTTATCAAATTGTTGAGTGAGGGATTGAAGCTCAAGACGGAGTTTCCTTAAGCGAGATTTTGCCTGAATATCCCGCCGTGTTGTTATTGTCAGAGTACTCGTAGAAAGTGAACGGACCGTCCCACACGCACTCGAAGATCTGGCCGTCCCAAGATGTGGTAGTGCCGAATGGGGCGAAGTTGAACTCTTCGCCGCGATCAAAAAGATTCGTCTGAAGATTGTCACGCTCAGTGCGGGAAATGAAATCGAGTTCGATTTGGGTTTCCCATTTCTTCTTTACGTTGTGAATGCGCGTGCCGCCGTCCGACAACTTATGCACGATCTGTTTTGGCGTCAGTCGCGGCTTATAACCTTTCGCCGATGGACGAAGCTCAAGCTCTTGGATCAAGTCGCTCGCAACAAAGAGACCGATGTACTTCTCTTGATCGGCAACCATTGTTTTTGTCGATTGGATCGTGATCGACGAGCACTGAATGGTATTGAACCGAAAGTATTTATTGGGATCAGCGTTGCCCGTGTAGGTCGAGACCGTCGTGTCGCCGTTCAAAATTGAAAACGAATTCGCAGTGGCGCCGTCGTAGAACACTCGGAACTCTTTGAAGTTCATGTCGAGCATCGCAATTCGACTGACCGGAGTCGTTGCGTCGAATGTGATCGTGATACTTGAAGTGGTGAGATCACTGTTGAGTCCGTCGGTGTAGTACTGAAACGCCGGATCTCGATTGAAGAGATTCGATGAAGCCAGTGTGTTTGAATTCACAGTCATCTGTGAAGTGGTGTTGAGAAAGTTTCCTTTGATGAATTCCACTTACACGACCCCCGAGTCAAAGGCGACACTCTCGTTGTTTTGTCGAAGCTTGAGAAGTTGACGATCGACGGCCACTGCGAACTGCCGCGCCTCGCTTTCGCTACCGAGCATTCCGCCGTAAGAGTTGATGACGACAGTGGTGTTCCCGCCGCCAAGTCCGAACTCGCCTGCGCGATCAAGTGGAATGACGGCTTCGGCCTGACCAGCTTCGCCAATAGTGGCTTGTGTACCGCCGGGCCTTGGCATGACGATGCCGCCTTCGGCTAACTGAACGCCTGCGATATTCGCCGCCTGGGCCGCCATAGCCGCCCCCACCAGACCCGCAGCGGCGAAGTTGAAGGGCGGCGGGAACGCCGAGAGGGCCTTCGAGATCGCGACTGGTGTCTCGATTGCGATCTGCGTGATGGCAGCGGCCTTTCCTGCCATGGCCAGAGTTTTGTTGCTTGAGTTTTGAAGCGAAGCGATTTTGTCGAGAGTATCTTTTCTGTTTTGAATCTGCGTCTCGTGAGCTGTTTGATCTTTCTTTAGCTCATTAAGACGATAGATTTCGTTCAGTGCTGCGAGTTTCGTTTTCGAATCGGTGGCGTTCTTTAAGATCGTTTGTTGAGTTTTAATTTGCGCATCGATTTGCGCCATTGCTTTCTGCTCTTCACTGGCTTTGAGCAGTTCAATGTCGATCGCTTGTTGTTCGATCTGTTGTTCGCGAAGTTTGATTGCATCGTCGTTCGCGGCCTGGAGCTTCACTTCACTCTTACGCGCGAGACTTTCTTTCTCGAGAGCCAACTCTTCAGCTTGTGAAGCTTGCGTATCCGCAACGAAAGCTGCATTCAATTCTCTAAGACGGCTCTGAGTTGTCTCAACCGAAGTGATAACAGCGTCGCCTGTTGCGGCAACGCCCGCACGCGCGGTCTCAAGTGCTTGCTTAAAGTTTCCACTGGCCGCTTGAGAGACTGCCTCGAAAGCAGCCGCAAGACCAGTACCGAGCACTTTACCGAGAGTCTCAACGACGCCGTAAACGACAATCCCAGTTTGTGCGAGCGCTTGAAGCGTCGCCATGAATCCGTCAATAGCGTTGTTGACGAAGCTCGCATCCGTCCCGAGGTTTTTAAGTTTGTCTGTAAATAAAGAAATAACCGGAAGCAAACGCTCGCCGATCGTTTCAAAAATATCGCTCACGACATTCGCAAGCTGAGTCAACCCACCATAGCCTTTGGCCGCTGCCTCGGCTTGTCCGCCGTAACGGCTATTTACTTGGTCGAGTACTTGCGCGAGCTTCTCTTGTTTCGTGGCGTTGGCGTTGACCTCAATCCCGTTCCGGGCGAGAGCGTTGGTGGAAGTGCCGACGCTTTTTCCGACTAGTTCAGCGGCGGTCGCGAGATCAATCTTCTTTGCGGCCGCGAGATCAAGTGTTGCTTGAAGAAGTTCTTTACTGACTTTTGTTTGGCCGAGGTAACCTTGCAAAACACCTTGCGCGCCGATGATTTGTTCATCGCCGTAGAGAGTGAGCTTCTGAAGTGCCGAAGCTTGTTCGAGGTAGTCGTCTTTAAGCGCCTTTGAGTAGACGCCCTGGTTGACCATCGCGCGTGTGAGGGAGTTCGTCGCTTCTTCTTGTTGGCGGTAGTCGGCGATTGATTTGATGACGACCGCAGAGATTGCGGCGAAGGAAACAAGGGCGTACTCTTTGAGATTTGAGAAACCGTCGGCCACGCGCGAAAGCGCTTCTTCGCCCGCCGTCTTTATCTTCAGTAAGAGACTCGCCTCTTTTGCCGCCATTATCGTCCGCCCTTTTTCTTTCTCGCCTGCCGGGCTTCTTCTTCAACCCCTTTCGATGCCGCGAGAGAATCAAATTGAAAGTCGCTTAGTGAACACTCTCGAAGAATTTGACTCGGCAAAACTCCGTATCTGCGCGCTAGCTGATCTAACTCGACGAGTTTTTCACGGCTAACATAGCTTGTTTGAGTTTTTTTTTACCATAAGTAAACGTCATGATTTCCGCGTAGAGGCGCTCGGTGAGTTCCCAATTCGGCATCATGTCGTACACGTTTATCGATCCGTCTTTACCGTCATGAGTGATGACCGGGTCAACGACACCGGCCACCAATATGTCTGCGTAGTGGCGCTTTGCTTTCTCGCCTGTCGCTTGCAGCGCTTCGATCTTGGCCCCGGCTGTTTTGTGCGTGTCGTAAGCCTGAATCAAAACCTTCGAGCCTGCGGCGTAGTCGAGAATATTGACTTTTCGAATAGTGAAAGTGACGCCAACAACCTTGACCTTTTTGGTCTGGTTGATGACGTCACTAAGTTTCTTTCCGAAAAGCCAAGCCCACATCGCTAACATCCTATCATGCGTAACTGGTGGTATCGTTCACCACGACTGCTCTGACTGCATAACCGCTAGCCGTCGGATCTCGAAGTACTGCAAACGTGACCTCGCTTGTGAGCGGGTCCTGCGCACTCGCGAGTTCCGGGTCACCGGCATCGCTGACCATCACGTAAGGCATGGTGATCTTGATCGACTCGCGGATATTCGATCCAGGTAGTGTCGCGCCCTCGAACATCAATTCCGCCGCAAGTCGTGTTCCCGCCATCATCGCATCGAACGCCGTCGTCGTGTCAAAGCGTAAAGAAGCGGTCAGCGCGAATTGTGCAAGGCCCGCAGGCAACACTTGCAGAACGTCCGATCCGATTCGTCGTGCGGCCGCATCAGAGTTCAAGTTGTTCATGATCTTGAACTCGAAGCTCTGAACTGACCACGACGAAGTCGACGTCAGACCCGCAGGTGTTGTCTCAACCGAGAAACGACCGCTCACGAAACTGAGAGGCGTCTGCGTCGCAGTCGTTGTGTCGAGTACTGCGCTCACATCGTTTGATGTGATCGTGCAATCCTTCGCAATCAGCGAACACGACATCATCAACGCTTCATCGATTTCCGCTTTCAGCGACAACTCGTTCACACGAATGCCACTGTATTCGAAGATCTTCCCGGTCGTCGCCTGACCTTTACGAACGTTGAAACACAAACTCGAATAGGTCGTTTGGAAATTCGCGATATCGATTTGGTGTTGGAACGCAGCCGCACCGGCAGTCGCACCAGTCGCCGTAGCCGTTGTAACCGGCCCCCCACCAAAGGCGTTGTGCAAGAGATAGTTGATGCCCAAGTTTCGTGGCGAGTAGACCATTTCGGCGTCGCCCTCGACGACTTTCCCAAGCTGCACAAAGTGCGAATTGGTTCGGTTCGTCTGGATCTCTTCCAAGATCTTGGTGTCTTTCAAGGCTTTCATCGAAAGCGACATGAACGCGACGCCGGCTGTGCACGTGGAGTACGTGCCATAAGTGATCTCGCGCCCGATGGCGAGGTACGACAAATTCCCTACTAAAACGCTATCGCCTACAGACATCGAGGCCCCCTATTAAATTGAGCGAACGCTAGCCCAATGGTGCTCGCGCCCGATAAAATTGACTGCATTTATAATTTCCTGTTCGCGTTGCTTCAGACCTTTAAGTTCTTTGATCAGATTCTTTACCTGCCCGCGATCTTGAGTTCTGAAGCGGTATTGCATCTGCTCTTCGAGCTTCCCGGTTCTTCCGCCAAGTGCAAGCATAGCGTGCTTGCTACATTGAACGACGGGCAGTTTGAACGCGCTGATGTAAGTCTTCAACCACTCGGCCGAGAATTGAAGATTGCCAGACGTGTAACAGAACTCACCGCCGGGCGTGACGATGTAGGCGTGTTTCATGTAGTGAGTTTTTCCGCCACCATCTTCATCAAACGCATAGTACTTCCCGCCGTGGCGCCACGAGTAGTCGTAGCCGATGAGAAGGATTTTGTCGTAACCGAAGAAATTCTTTCGGCCCTCGTTATCACTTTGCGTGAGCATGATGACCATCGCGTTCGACACGTTGGTGCCGGCGGGGATGAAGTTCGGACACTTCGAAAGTTTCGAGAACTCAACGTGTGAATCGATCACGTCAAGGTTCGAGAAGAAAACAATCTTCTTCCAATTTCCGTTGTGGCTCCACTCGGGGTTAGCGCACACGTTGATAAAGAGAATTGTGTTTTGGAGCTTATCTTTCCAAGGCTCCATATATTTTTTGTAGTCGACGTTTGCGTCACACACCATGACGTAAGTTGGCGCAACGCCATGATCGAGAAGATGACCCATGGTTTTGTCACACGCCATGATGTCGACGTTCTGGTGATTCTTTACGATCGTGTCGATCTCTTCTTCAAAACTGTAGCCGTTAGCCACGCACAAAACCGCGCGACCGACTCCGCAGTTTTCAAACTCTTCAAGCGTCGGCTGTTTGAAAGCCGAATGTTTCTTTGCGTTCTCACGCCATTGCGGACCCCATTGTTTGATCGCCGCGTTTGATTGTTGTCTGATTGCTTCTGTGTTCATCGCCATTCGCCCACCCCTAGTAGAAAACCTCGCAGTTGAAAGTCAGAACCCCCGACCTCAAATGCGTTTGTTGGTTCAGTAACTCGGTGTAGTATTTGCAACCACTCGGCCTTTGCCAATTAACTTTACCGCGTAGCGTAGCGTCAGAACGCAAAATCAACTCGATGTTTTCCATCAACTGGCTGATGTCTTCATCAGCGGGGTCTTCGTCCACCGACGCTATATTTGAATTCCAGATGGAGCCCAGGACGGACACTTCTATGGTGGCCCGTCGTTGGTTTAAAAGCTGACCGCCCTTGATTGTTTCACTCGACGAGGTCTTCTCGTTGATAAAGCAAGTCACGAGTGGAAAGAACGAAGCCTGCGGGCGAATCATCGCAGGGTGGGTCTTTAAGATCTGTTGCACGCGTTTACTGCCGGCGAGCCCGTAAGAGAGGTCAATGGGACTCGCAGTCGTCGTGTTCGCGTCCGTCAGGATGTTTTGGATCGCTTCTTTAATGCCGTTTAAGTCGACACGCGTCGCCATCACTTCGCCTCATCCAGCATGAAGTTAAGCGTCTGCTCCGAAATGTCTTCCACAGCTTTATCAGATAGCCACATGAAATCACGCTTCGGTAGGCGGCCCCCACCAGTGTCGTGTGCATAAGCATATGGAAAATCCTCGGAAGTCTTCGCTCGGTTGAACCAAAGAAGGCCTTCGCTGGTCGCTTTGAAATTGGTCGGCCGAAAGCTATCGCGAAGTCGACCGGTGAATTGAAGGATCATATTGTTTTGCCGACCGATCTTTTTCATGTGCTCGAGATACGATTCCGACCACGGTGCCCACGGGCCTTCGCTGCCTTCTTGTTGCGTGAAGTGACCGATCACATCCCGGAAGACAATAGCTGAAAGAAGGCCTGCGAATTTATTGTCGCCCCCTTTCACTTTGTTCAAATTGGTTGCTATCGACTTCAAAAAGTCTGCAACCTCTTTGTCTTCGAATGTCGCTTCGATCGATTTTTCTGCCAAGGTTACGAATCCCTTTCATCAGAAATATCGCTGAGTTTATCAGGATCGATTTCCCAATTGAGGCTGTCGTCTTCATTGAATGTCGGCGTGTACTGCTCTTGATTGCTTAGGACGCGGTATGCAGTGTTCGACATATCGGTGATGACGTTACCGCTACTGTCGGTCAAATCGAGCTTGTATTCTGAAATCAGTTTCAAGTTCGTGAGTGCCTGGTCGATGAGAGTCTTAGCTTGAGCGAGAGCTTCTTTACCCCCACGAGCCATGCGCTGATACATGTATCCTTCAGCGAGCGTCTCTGTAAGTGACGTCACCAAAGGCGGAACGGCTGTCGAAGTGGTATTGAAATTCTCAATCTCATACCGTTTCGACAGCCATTTATTTACTTCGTTCTCAGCGTGAATGATGAGCTTATCTGCAAGCGAAGTCGTCGCGCTATCGAATGTGGTTCCCACCATCAGGATGGCGAGACTTGTTGTCGTGCAGTAAAGACCCATCGTGCCCTCTTACTTTCTGACCTTAACTGGTGGAAGAGCCTTGCGAAGTTCTTCGATCTTCGCTTTGGCAGCGTGCGGTTCAACCCACTCGCCTTTCTTTTTCCAACCAAGAATCATCGATTCGAGTGCGGCTTTGTGTTTCTTCAGCATTCGGCCGAGATAGATTTCGTACACCCCACGGTGTTTGACCAAAACCTTAACGACCTTGTCGGCGCCTTTCATTGTGTAGAAGGTCGCGCGCGGCTCGAGAGCTTTTGCATCGCGGGATTTCTTCTGTGCGACTTCTTTGGCTTTCTTTACCGGCGCGGCGTCGGGCGCTTCGGCAAAGGTGGGATCTTCATCGATTTCGATCTCTTCATCAGTCTCAATCTCTTGATCGATACCTTCGTGATCCGGAACAATCTTCTTTCTTCGAACTACTTTTTTCTTCGCCACAGCATACCTCAATTCTGGCAAAATAAGTGGCCGCCCTTTTTAATGGCGGGCGGCCGTAACCATTTTTAAGATCCTACCGGATCTTAGATGCCGTTGATCAGATAGCCGGTGAGTGAGGCAACAACTTTTGGTTGTACCTTCACTTCGACTTCGATCGCAGTCGCATTTCTTTCTTGGTCAACCCAGCTACGAACTCGCGGCTGACGGCCAACGAATGTGTAACCGCACGACGGTGTTTTGATACCGCCGCCACCGGCTGGTTTCCAACCGATGAACGAGTTCGAGAAGAAGCTTGCGCCCGAGAACGCAACCCCTTCATCCGCCGAATCATAGATGGCTGTCGCCACCAACAATTCGTCGAGGCCGATCAAGGCCTGAATCATGTTCTTCGAAACCTCGGCCGACGTGTACTTCACGCGGTCGAGAACCGAGACGTGATTCTTCACGTTGTTGAAACCCGACAAAGGCAAGAAACCGAAATTCGGCTTTTTGCCCGAGTTCGCAACAACCGTCACCGTGCCCGTGTCGTAGACGCGGACCGGGTCCGAAGTCGTCGTGTTGTCAGAGAATGCGGCGCCCGCTGCGAGCGACACGTTCAATGACCACGACGTCTTGGTGAAGAGCGACGCCGTCATCAACTCGATCCGACGATAGATTGCGTCGGTCAAGCTTTCTGTCGTGTCGACCATCAACGACCCTTGGTCGTTCTGCTCTTCTTCGTCCACTCCGACGTAGTCCTTCAGAGCGTGCTGCTCCAAAGCGTACGACGAGAATGAAAACTCGAAGGTGAACTCGCGGGCCACACCCTTCGGAGCACGGCGGCTCTCAGGAATGCGGAAGTTCCGATCGTACGTGCGGTACAGATCGGTGTCCTTCACGACCGGAATTTGCGCCCAAATTTTGTCCCAAATGTACTCTTCATTCCGGTACTGGACAGAAACATTTGAGAGCAGCTTATTAACGTGTAACTGACTCTTCAATGGCATGTGCTACTTCCTTTCTATCCGTTACGGGATTGATTTGAACATGGGTTGAATCAAAACGTCGGCGATAGTGCCAGTGGCCGCAATGGTCGGGCCGATCAGCATACCGATAACGTAGCTACCGGCGGTCACATTCACATGCGGCACGCCTTGGCCTGCGTTGTTCGAAGCAACGAACGATCCGGTCGTGACCGTATCGTTGAAGTACAGCTTCGAAATCCCTGCGACTGCAACCGGAATTGCAGACGAGGTATCAAGGACTGTGTCCTGCGTGATACCGATCGGCGCTTCCGAAGCCGACGCGGGAACTTTCACGAAGTTCGCGGTTCCAGTCAGCGGCGCAACAATCCGGTAAGCCGGAATGGTTGTCGACGCCTTCATGGAAATTGGAGCAATATGGCTCATGTCGATTTCCTTTCAGTTTTTAGTTTTTAGCACTCTTCTGCCATGACAGCTTTGAGAGCAGCGCCGTAGCCGACTTTGTTCTTCGCGGCATACTCCATTGCTTTCTTGTGCATAGCATCTTCCTTCGCGGACTGATCTTTCTTGTCACCGACTGCCGAACTTTCTTCGAAGTTAACGTCAGATGCGGCCTTGAAAAGTTTCAGCGTTTCTTTCAGAAGCTCTTCTTTCGAAAGCTTCTGATCTTTTTCTTGGATCTTTACCGTGTACTCTTTCTTGGTCTCACCAAGCAAAGCAGTCACGAGCGGTTTCATCGCGGGCGTCACAAGCTTCTCTGCCGCGAGGTCAGAAACGAACTTCTCGACGCGAGCGACTTCAGCTTGCGCAACAAGTTCGGCTTTTTCTTTCTCAGCTTGCGCCTTGAAAGTTTTCAGATCTGCCAACTCTTTGTCGGCGTCAGCTTTCGCTTTTTCCGCTTGCGCGCGGAATTCTTTCAATTCCGCGTTCTCTTTTGCGAGACGCTCGGTCTCGAGTTCAGCGCGGAGTTCGGCTTCTGTCTTCTCTACTGGCGGCATGTTTTTCCCCTTGTTAGGATTTTCTTTTGAGTTCGGAATGAACTCAGTTTCAAACGCTTTGATCGTGGTCACCTTTGCATCAAAGGAAATCATCTTCGAATACGAAGACAAAATGTCCTGAAGATTCATCACGCCGGGCGTCTCTGCGCCCAAGAGCGCCACGGCTGCGAGCATCCGCTTGTAGGATTTCTCGCCGATTTTAATATTGAAGAAGATCTCGCTAGAGACCTTTCGATAACCCTTTTTATTAATAAGATCGAACAGCTTCTCGGGGATGTCCGCGAAGTCTGCGACGAGCTTCTCACCGCGCACGTAAAGACGCTCGACCCAACCAAGTGCGGGCATCCCGTCGCTGTTTCCCATCAGCGCATTCCCCACCACTTGCTTAGGATCGTGGCCGATCTTCAAGTAAGGCCGTGCGCCCGCTGTGTTTTCGTTGAAGGCTTTGACCATCTCATGCAGGTCTTCGAGCGTGAACTTGTCTTCGTTCCACTTACCTACCGAGAATATTTCGACGCCTTCAATCTTCATTGGCATTTTTCAATCCCCTACTTGGTGGAAAAGCCTTCGCCTTTGTTGTCTTCAATGAACTTTTGCGGGTCTTCACCGCGAATGCTTTCCGTTGGTGTGAACTCTTCGTACTTGGTGATCGGGATGAGAAGAGAGCGGCAGTTGAAATGGAGCGGCGGAATTGGTTCATCGCCTGACTTAAACTTCTTCCCGTTGAGGCCGCTGCATATCGCCGAGGTTGCATCATCAAGCACGGCACTGTATTGATAGCCGTCGACTACACCTGTGGAGTCAAAGAACTCTACGCGCGCAGTGTTAAGTACTTCCGTGTGCTTCGTGCGCGCGTAGCGTTCAATCTGAACTTGAGACATTTGCTTCAAGTCGCGATCGAGAATGTCTTCTACTGTCGCCAGTGACTTTCCGTCTTTAATAGCTGCTACAAGATCAGCGCGCACACGTTTCAAAATGCCGTACTCGTAGTCGCCAACGAAATCGAAGGTTTCTTTCTCGATCACGTCTAAGAACTTTTGACCGGCAACCGCCTTCTTCGCGAAATCGGACTTTTCGATTTCGGTAGCGGCTTGGCTTTGAGCATCGCGGTAAATCTGCACGAGTGAATTGCGCAAGATCTGCTTAAGCTCTTTTTTGTATTTGAGGTTCAACGTATCGATACGATCGACGTTACCTGTTTGAAGAATCTTTTTCTTTTGGATCTGGTCAAACAGATCAGACATCATGCGCTTCACGACAGGCTTTACGTCATTCATAACTGAACGATCGTAGTCGTTGAGCTTCGTCTCGATCGATTTGAAATCTACTTTTTTGTAGTAGTCGCCTTCGGGGAGATTATAGGCTTTTGCAAAGTTACTCTTTTTGTTTCGAGGCTCTGTCTCAGAATCTTCTTCGCTTCCCTCGTCGTTTCTAGCAGCACTCGCTTTGGGGTCGGGCTTTCCTTCCCCCACGCTTTCCTTCCCACTCTCTTCGTCTTTTTGCTCGCCATCTTCGCCCTCTTGATCTGGGGGTTCGGAACCGTCGGGCATGAGGCCCGTGATTGGGTTCGGCGTGTCCGCCGCGAAGACGACATCGCCCTCGGGGAACTTAACGAGTTTTCTGAAGTGGTTAATTTCTTCTTCGTTTGGTTTGAACGATTTCGAACGGACAGCATCGAGCCATACTTTCGCAAGCTCAACGGCCTTCATGTCATCAAGCGGCTTGAAGCGCCATTTCGGCGGACTATCGATATCACCAAAATTGTAGAGCACCTGCGGCTTCACCATTTGTTTGTTGATGACTGCCTCAAGCGCCGCGCGACGGCGATAGATGTGCATGAAGAACAGGTTCATTTGTTCTTTACCGAGAGCGAGAGATCCGCCGCCGGTTTCGCCGCCCGTGAAGCCCACAAGGTCAGGGATGAAAAGGGCTCGACCGATGAACATATTGAAAAGCTGAATGGCGTTTCGGTACGCGTCGCCTTGGTTGGTGGACTCTAAGAATTCGACTTCGATATCTTTTGGGATAGCGAGCGCAGTCTTAGTTTGGAAGTTTTTGATGATATTGAAGAGCTTGTCGACTGCACTCTGCGGCGCGTTCTTATCAAAACGTGCAACGGGAATTGGGCTCGCTGCTTTCTCGAGAAAGATCGCAAGATATTTTACGATTTCCGTCTTGGTGAAGTAAGCGCTGTAAGCCGCTCGGAGATCTGAATTCCCGTAAGGGTTTTGAAAACGAGCGTCGTTGATAAAGTGAATGATCGATTTTGGATTGATGTCGAGGTTACCATCGACTGTCACCTGTTCATACTTCGTGACCGCGCCTTTTGAATCCTGGTAAAGACGCCATGAGTTTGGATGGCGTGTGCGCAAATATTTAAGACCGAGTTTTCCGTTACTGCGAATATGGAAGATCTTTTCGCTAATTGAGAAACCGAACTCGTAACTGGTTAAGACCTGCTCGAGGTCTTCAACAAAATCCCCATCATAATCTTCAAAGAACGCCTTTTCGAGGTCTTCGATGATTTCTTCTTGGCCGTCTTCACCGGGCACGAAATGCCCACCTTCACCAAGTACAAGATCTTTCTTCAGCCGCAAACAGACCGACACTTGGTCGTCGTTTATCATCTTCTCGTAGGCTGAATAGTCCCCGCGTTTTTGCCAGAGATCGTCGAAGTTGAAGGGTTGATAGAAGGTACTGGGAACGAGGGGTGACTGAAAGCGAGTGTTTTCGCTCTGACCCGTGTAGAGATCTGCTACGGGATTTGCGCGCGTTTCGCTTTTAGCCTCGGCAAGTTTTTGGTCGTTCTCGGCCATTGAACCCTTCTCATAGTCTGATTCTGTTTTCGAGGTCGTCGTAGACCTTCAAAGAATTCGCGAGCGCGATTTGGTAAGCAATTGCAGTAGCGATAACTGCGTCGTCGTTCTTACCGTCTGATGCTTCGATCTTTCCGGCGTTGTCAACCAGTGTCAAGCATTCCGTCAGGATGGCTTTATCACGTGCGTCAATGGCTCCGCTTTCAATTCCGTCAATGAACGCGTTCACCATGACCGGGCGAGTGACGGAAGTGGTAAGCCACCCTTGTCTTTCGTCCTTTGGGTTCACCCAAATAGCTGGATAACCCAGTGTTTCGTCGAGCTTTAAGAGCACAGAGTGCCCGTGGTTGTTCCTTTCTACTGCCAGTATCGGGAAGCCGTTTGCAGGACTTGAGTACTTTTTCCCGAGATCGTAAAGCATGTCGGCAAATTCGCCGGGCTTCCACTGACCCCGAACGGTTGCGACCACTTTCTTCGACTCGACTTCCATGCAGACGCCGACTGACCAATCTTTTCGAACGCCTTCGGCCACATCGGCGCCGATCACGTAGAGCTTTCGTTTGTCGAGAACGTCGAAGATCTTCATGCCGTTCGATTCTGAAATCGGCTCGGTTAGTTCATCGATCTGTTTTTTGACGCGGAAAAGGTCCATCACCGCTTCGCCTGAAGCTAAGAAACAAGTCGCATCGTCTTCCGGATATTCTTGTTCAAAGCTCACACGCGTTTTGTCGTGCGATGATGCTTTAAGCTCGGCCTTTTTGAATCTGCGGAACATGATCTGTTCGCGCGTGATGCCCACTCCGAAGTTCTTCTTCGCTTTCTTAACAAAGTTTATTTCTTCTTCAGTGGGTTTGAAGTTCCCCGGCGCGGGTAACCGGTAAGCGGGGAACATGAACCACGGGAAAAAGAATTTCTTGTAGGGCTGCTCCGGGTCGATCCACATGTCGTAGTAGTGGTTGGCCATACCGTTCGCTGTGGTTTCCATTGTGACTTGGCCGTTGAGTGGGACCGCTTGCAGTGTCGCTTTGAGTTTCGCCGAGTCTTTCATGAAGGCCGCTTCAGAGATGTGCAGTCGCTGAATCGTGTCGGAACGGCTTTCCAAATCGCAATAGATACGTGAGTTGAGTTCTGGAAAGAACATCTCATATTTCGAACCGCCACCGCGATCTAGCTTCGGTTTCACTTCATTAGGCAAAAACTTATAGAGCCGCTGCACGATGCGAAAAAGCTTTTTGATCGAGTCTTGCTCGTGCGCGAGAATCACCGATGTCTTGTTACGAGTGAAGATCGTGTCATCGAACATATCGACGATCTCATTGGTGGAAAACCCGAACTGCCGAGCCTTCAAGATCATCTTTCGCTTAGCCGGATCTGTCCCCACCAATTTCTGAAGTGGGTTTCTTTTGAAGCGAATCTGTTGCCCGTCTTTATCGACAATGGTGTAGAGCGTGTTTACACGCCATTCTTTGTCTGAGAAGAGTTTGCGATCTATCTTCACTTTTCGTCTTCGTCGTCCTTACGACTCGCGATGAAGTCAGCCAGTGACCCATTCACGCTTCCCGAGAAGTTGTGATTCTCAGGCACCTTTCCTAAGAAACGCTCAACGAAGAAATTAAGTTCCACGCGGCTTGATTCGTTGATGCCCTTTTGCAGGATGCGCGCAACAAGTGAGTCGATGACGCGTGACTCTTTACTGCGCGCGATCTTCTCAAGCTTCTCGACTGATGTGAACATCAGCTTCGCGCATGACTTTGCGAACTCTTCATCGGTGAGTTTCTTAGCTAGCTTCACGTCAGGCGGTGTGGGCTTTGAGCCCGCAGGGTTTCCCGACTGACCCTTCTTCCATGCAGGACGGAGATTCTTTAAGCTTTTCTCATTCGCCATTGGTTGCCTCTTTCTCGTAAAACGCGCGCGTGATCTTGATGCCGTCTTCAATTTTTGTCTCGGCTTCAAATCCAATTTCTGTTTTCGCTTTCACCACACTTGCAATCGAGTAGTGAATGTCGCCCACTCGCTCGGGCTGATGCTTTGCGGTCTTCTCTAAGTAGACGAGCAGTTTCTTAAGTGACGTACCTACGCCCGTGCCTACATTCACCACTGTACTGGCCTTGTCGGCGTATGCGAGAGAGAATTCAATTGCACGTGCAACGTCACCGACGAAAGTAAAGTCACGCGTCGTAGAGCCATCGCCGTGAACCACTGGTGGTGCCGTGATAAAGCGCGGGATAACCGCAGAGTAAGGCGAATCCGGTAACTGCCCTGGACCGTAGACGTTGAAGAAGCGAAGGCCGACAGTGTTCACGTGTGCCGCAGGCGCCCATATGCGCGCGAACTCTTCATTCATCTTTTTTGAGAGCGCGTAGGGGCTCAGAGTGTTTCCCTCTTCCCCTTCTGTCTTCATCAAGCGGTGCGAGTCACCGTAGACGCTTGAGCTTGATGCGTACACAAATCTCGGAACCTGAAAGCGGGCCGCCATAGTGAGCACGTTTACGAAACCACCGATGTTAACACTTGTTGTTAAGCCGGGATTTGAGAAAGAACGCGGAACACTCCCCACGGCTGCTAGATGCACGACCGCATCGATACCCTCGTGTGCGAACACAGTTTCGAGCACGCCATGCTCACGAATGTCACCCTTATAGAATTTGAATGCGTCCCATCGACCCTTACTGATTTCCTTCATTCGATCAGTCGGGCGAATGGAAGGCTGAAAAAGGTTATCGAGCCCCACCACGTCGTGTCCCGAATTAAGCAGTGAGGGCACGACGTTCGAACCAATAAATCCCATACAGCCCGTGACAAGAATCTTCACTGTGGCAACTTCCTTTCGATCCGCTCGAGAATCTCTTCTATCTCGTTGAGCTTAAACATCAGTTGATCGCGCATTTGCCCGTCTTCCATCACAGAGACTAAGTGTATCAGAAAGTCGAAGAGCTTCTGTGTCGACTTTCTAAATTCTAGATTCGCGCCGCCATTCTTAAGAACGAGATAGACCCGTTTACCGAAACGAATTTCACTCACCGAATCGCCTCTAGACATTTCTCCACGTTCGCAGTCGACGAGCACTCGATCACGCGTTGGTTTCTCTTATCCTGGCAGCCAGAGGCGATAATAAAAAGAATCGTGAGTGCCACCGCTGCGACAGTCACGGTTATCATGATGGCGATTTCGTCTCTCACTTATAAATCACTGCGCGCACGGCGCAGTCCTTTGCTTCTAATAGTTTTCGAAGCGCGACTGTCCGCTCGGGATTGCGGGGGAGAGCGTGCGCCAAATATTCTGCCACATGCTTAAACTGCATCGACACCTTCTGTAGGTGCGGGGGCAGATGCTCGTATTCAAAGAACTGTAACATTGGATCGCTCGGTTTCATTCCGGCTGTCTCTGTCAGTTGGTCGTCCATGTTCTCGTTCCCCTCTCGTTCGGTATTGATCGTTTAGAAGTTTGATTGCGTGAATGAAGAGCGCAGGTAGCTGCATATTGAAGCGCGTGTGCTTGAGCAGATTCTCAAAAGCTGCGATGTTTTCAGGGAAGCACTTTCCGCCGTAACCGTATTTGCCATCTGGCCCCGGCACTTGCATGTGCTGCTCGCCTAAGAAGCCGGTGATGTTCGCTGCTCTTAACACCTTTTGATAGTCTGCACCAACGCCTGTCGCAAACTCATTGATGATATTGAAGTAAGTCACCTTCATTGCGCCAAAGCAGTTGTGCGTGAACTTCGCAAGCTCCGCCTCAAGATTCGAGACCTTGATGATCTGCTTACCTGGGAAGAGTTCGTCGAATGCCATCTCGCGGTCGACACCACCCACCACTATTGGAAGATCTCGGAAATCAGCATCGCATCGCCGCTCTGTTAGGAATTCTGGCATGGCGTGAGTGCCGAAGTGGTTGTTGGTGCCCGGAAGAACCGTTGACCTGATGTAGACGTTGTCGGTCACGTCTTTTGCCATCGCGATGGCGCCAGTGAGGATTGACAGATCTTGACCGATTTCGTTGGCCGGAACCGGCACTGATACAAAAATGTGCTCGCAGTGTCTGAGATCGCCAAACAGATTTTGCGGGGGATCGAACAGCACTACCTCGTGCTTCGTATGCGCCGCAAACCAGCGCTGTAGCGTTCCGCCGACGACCCCTACCCCTATGATGCCTACCTTCATGTGCCCACCCCTTGAAGAGCTAAGCGACCATGAAATAATTCCGGGCGTCAAGTAGGCACCGACGGTATCGGTGCCTTAGCCGGTGCGTCAAACTTCTTTCGTGTTTTTCTTTACCGGCGGGTCTGTGAAGAGCGGCGTATTCAGTAGCTGCTTGAGTGCCGGTGAGAATAGTTCGATGCACTTCGAGCACGTGACGTGGTGAGGGAGAACGGTCGCGACAAACTTATCGTCAGGTTTCCAGTCACGACACCAAACAGCGGATGGTCCGACGTAGTGAACTGGTTCGGTCATAGCCATACAAACACCAACATCGCTGCGACCATAGCGACCGGCAGTGCGGCCGCTGACCCCTGATAAATCAAGAGCAGAACGATTGCGGTCAAGCAGATAAGAGCCACTGCCTTCTCGCTCATGTGTTTAGCCGCACATACTGATTTTGAGAACGACCTTGAAGATGACCACTGCGGTCAGGAAACCTGCGCCGAACAAAAGTCCACTCACGTATTGCATCACAATTCCTTTCGCGTCGGTCATACGGCGAGCGACTGAAACGGTGTCTTGCGGTTGAGCGCTGCGAGAAGCAAAAGCTTCGAGCGGTTACCGCGTGTAAGCTCATCAGCTTTTGCGTCGAGTCGCTTTCGATCCGACAGCTTTACCTTGAAGTTTACCAGAACCATTTCTTCTGGCTTTGTTTTTCGGACGGGCTTTTTTCGCGCCCTGCTCTTTGCCTGTGTCTTTACTTTTGTTTTTGCCATGACTCGAACCTCTAAGTGATTTCTTCCGGAAGCGCAACACTTTTTCATCCCACGAAATTAAGAAGTCCTTGACGGCCGCAGCTTCGAACTCATTGAAGCCAACGTACTTTGGCGCGAGTCCATTGATCTTAGCGGGCGGGAAGCCGCATCGACCTGCCGCAATATTGCTTATGTAGACCGGGTTAAGATTCAACAACATCGCGATCTTTGTCTTCGAGAACCCAGTGCGTTTTTCAATCGAGCCGAGCAGTCTACGTGAGTAAGGAAATTTCATTTCAAGCCGCCTTCTTTTTTGCTTTTAGAATCCCAGTCGACTTACAGCCTTTGCAGGTAAACCACAACACCTTCGGGCCCAGGTCTGAAGTCACTGACACTTTTTCTACATTGCGTGTCGTGAGCTTTTCTTTACAACAGGGACAGATCTTGATGGTCACTGTAACAACCTTTCATGAAGCGACTCGAACGTGTCTGTAGCTTCGGTCATTGTGATTGAATTCTGGTCCACTGATACCGACAGAATGATTTTACCGTTGGTCTCGATCGCGTGTGGGTCGCACACATGAACGCCGGGTGTACCGATGACGAACTTCTCGCGGTGTGTAGCCCATGTTGTGCCGGTGAGAGTCGATGCAGTGGTCTGCCAGAATCCGCCGGCGATGTCGCCGTGAATGACTACGATGCCTCGCGACGTTGCGGCCAAGTACGGGTTACCACACTTCTCAATGACCTTACCGTGTGACACCCAAGTGTCGCCGTCGTTCGAGGTGTAGTAGTAGCACGCAACACCACCTTGATTCGGAAGACCCGTCTCGTCAGCTTCAACGAGCATGTGCCACTTACCGCTCGCATCAACCACGACGCCGGGGTTCCACTGCGTCATCGTGCCCGGCAAGATCTGAACGGCTTGCGACCAAGTCAATCCACCATCAGTTGATGTCATTCGGTGGATGCTGTTACCGATCGTGACGAAGTTAAGAAGTTGGCCCGCGTGTTCGATCACATACGAAAAGCGCGCGTTCGAACCGAGCACGAGCTTTGTCTCGAGCGTGACCATGTTCCGGCGCTTCATCATGCCCAGAGCGTTCGGGTCAAAGAAGGAAGTCATCACGCCATCAACCATCACGAATGAATTCTCGATGGCCGGCTCGCCGCCGAAGGCGCCCTTTTCAGTCTGAACGAATTTGTTTTGTGAGCCGTAGAACTGAATGTCAGGACCGGCCTTCTTTGCGCAGGCACCTGAGAGAAGAGCTACTGCTAGAACCATCAACCCTGTTTTCATCTTGCACCTCTGAAAACAGGATATAACAGATTTTGTTAATTAACAAGCTTTGTTAATCGAAATCGAGATACTTGTCTCGCTTTAAGGCGGCCCGTTCTTCTCTCGTCTTTTTATCGTGGCAGCGCTTACATAAGTTTTGGAGTCCTGAACTGGGCACGAACATTCTCTTAATAAAGCCCCCATCCACTTTGCCTACGTTCACCAGATGATCGACGTAGGTCTTAGGCACCTTCTTACGGCAGCCGTCGCAGCGGGGGAACCCGTCCTTACCTATCGCCCGAGCGATAGCGAGCTTTCGCGGCGTCGACCAGTACCACACTTCCCTCACAGCGGTTCTGATTCGACTGATGTCCTTCGGGCTAAGCCCATCGACTTTCTCAACAACTTTTTTCTTACGTTTCTTTACTTTTGCCACCTTAACCCCCAACGTGACATGACAGACCAGATCTCTATATCCCTCCCTATATCTCTCTATATCTCTCTTTTTTCTTCTTTTTCTCCCCCTTTTCTCTCTTTCTTATATCTTTCTCTTAAACTAGAAAAAGTGCTGTCATATATGTCATTAGGTAAAGAAGAAATCTTTTTCCCCTATGTGGTGGGGTATGACGGATGCGGTGACAGATGGGTATGACAGATCCCCACCGAACCCCTCGATCTGTCATACCCTCTATGACAGATATGACAGATCGAAAAACACGTTTCTTTACCGATTTTTCTTTACCGAAAACCGATCAGTGAAATCCCCATATAACCCCGCGCTGACGTCTTTGGGTGATACCGTTTTTGCATTTCAGGGTGCTTCTTCAAGCGCCGGAAGAATTCCGAATTGCGGTAAGGGTAGCGCTCCGCTTTCTTATAAGCTTCAAGCAGTATCGCTGCCGAAACGAACACGTCCGAATCGACCGGTAAGAATTTAACGTACGTCTCTACCCACTGATAGACGTTGCATGACTCTTCTTTCACCTTGGTGAGGGCGAGGCTCGACTGCTTACTGGTCGTGAAGCTGTTCATCTTCTCAAGCCGATACCAGCCCTCGAGTGCGAAGTTGAAGATGCCTGGTAGTTCCGCTAAGAGTTTTCGTTTGATACCCTTATCTTGTTCACCATCTTTGATAACCTTCCGGAAGGGTACAATGATTGGGCGGGAGAGCATGCCCGGCGACAAGTCTGTGAGGTCGGGGATGCGATTGTAGGTCATGATGAGCTTCGCACGATTCCTGAAGTGGAAGAGATCGCCGTATTTCTTTTGGGCTGAGACGTCACCATCGCCCGTGAGGTTCTTGAATGGGCCTGAGTCCTTCAATTCCGCCGGTGACGTCTCTTCCGAGAAGTTCGCTATCTTCCCTTCGAGGTCAGCACTCGCGAATTTATCACCCACCAATGACTTGATCGAAAGTGTTGAGAAGTTTTCAGGGCCGATGAGTGCCTTAAGCAAGTCCACAAAAGTGGATTTCCCGTTGCGTCCTTCGCCTTCAAGCCAAAGAGCTTTGTGATGTTTGTATTCGCCGCCGCGCACGATATAGCCCATGTATTCTTGCAAGATCGCAATCAGCTTCCCGTTCCCAAGCATCACGCCGTCAATCCATTCGCGGAATACGGGGCAATCGGCTTCAGCATCATACTCATAAGGTAACACCCCTCTGAAGCCGTATTCCGGCGAATGCTTAAGTAGCGTCCCGCCGCGAGTGGCGTTCAGATCGAGAATGCCGTTTTTGAAATTGATTTTTCCTTCAATCGTATCAGAGAAGAAACGTCGACTACTGATATTATTTGCTAACACCTTCGATAAGAATTCGTTCCGGATTCTCTCATCTGGTTTCGGCGTAAGCGCCCTCTCCGCAAATGCCTTCACTTCAATCGGAGACATATGAACGAAGTGCGTACCATTGAATGCGTAGACCGATCGCATATCGGCGATCGTTCTAAACGGATGCTTTTTATCAAAGTGTTTCAGTAAAGCATCGTACTGCGGGACCGAACCCCCTCGCGGCCCCAAGGTATAGAAGCCGTTTTCTTGCGAGAGCTTCTCTTCTTCGACAAAGATTTCTTCCTTGGTGAGCTTACGCCCCGCTTCAAGCGGCACACCCTCAAAGACCGCCCCGGCATTTCGTTCGGCTTGAATCTTCGTCAAAGTGAAGCGCCAGACCCAGTAGGCCGCACGCTCGCGGTCAGAGGTCTTTGCGTGATCGTAGGCGCACTTACCTAAGTATGTAGTCTCATCTGTAAGTACCGACAAGATCGCGTCTTGTGACATCTTCGCGTTCACCATCGCAAGGCACGCAGGGAGTAGGAACGCGGACCTATCTGTGACACCTTCTCCATCGATGATGGCGCGCTTCATTGATTCTTTAAGCGGTAGCGTCTCGATGAAGACGTCTTCCGCTTTGAATGTGAATTCATCGAGTGCGCGGCCACGTGGCGATGCGGATTTCTTTTTGCTAGGCCCCTTAACCGATTCGTATTCATCAAACGTCATGACCGGAAGATCTTTTTCTTCCACCACTGGAAGCGCCCACGCGTAGGGCTTACCCGTATCGGGGTGAACCGATGGCGGGAGAACCATTTGCCGGCCGCTGGAATACACACAGATTTCCCAGGCGTCTTTTTCTTTGGCGACGGTCACCATCTTAAAGGGCTGCGGCGTCACACAATATAGATGGCGTGAACCGTTCCCCGAGCCCGAGAGCACAGTCGGGAACTTCTTCCCGCCCGTGATCGAGCGCAATTTCTCTAGCGCCACTTCGCGGTACTTCGGGTCCTTCACGTCCACATCGATGCATGCGAGATAGTTGTTCCCGATCTTCGAAGCTTCGCCCGTGCGCACACCAATGTTCGCATCAGGCACGTACTTCTTCTCGAAAGCTTTCCAGTCTTCGCGCGGGCCAGTGGTCCATCCGCTCTCGGCGGGCTGCTTTGACCTTGGCTTAAGCCAGATAGTTCCGAAGCCAAGCTGGTAAAGACGTTTACCTTCTTTAAGTGTAGAGGCTGTCATGGTCGAGCCTCGCCACGTCTGAACTCTCGGTTCGCCTCTAAGATCTGATCGACGCTGACCCGCCCTTTACTCATCGAATTTATTTTAATGAGATGACACGCAAGCGGAACCGCTCGGCCTGTTCTCCAATGGTGGACGGCGCCCCTCGTCACTCCCATTTTTTCTGCAATGTGATCGACGCCTTGTCGGTCTATCCAATCTCTGAACTTTAATTTTTTGCCCAATTGAAAACCCCCGTTGACTTGCGAGCCTATATAAAGGTTTTATCGTCGCGCAAGACGGAAAAACTTTTTTACGCGGCGGGGGATTGATGGCGTGGCTGACGTTTTCAAAAGGTTCATTCGTGCTCGTTCAAACCGACACGTATCAATTGAACAAAATGAAACCCATGCGTGAGCACTGGGTGAAGTGCGCACTCAATTCGTATTCCACGCGGTCTTTACGAGCAGCGGAAATGTTTCGAGAGATCGCCCAAGAACCTGCCGAGCGAATGTTCATCAAAGCCCTGGGCGTGACTTACGATCAAGAGATAAACCTCGATCACTTAAGATTTCTGGACGCGCATCAACGTGACGGTGTGCGTTGGATATTAAGCAGGCAGCGTTCGTATCTCGCACACGCGCCGGGGGCGGGGAAGACATGTCAGGCAATCGTCGCAAGTCAGCTATGTGAAGGCAAAGGCACCGTGGTCTTTATCGTGCCGCCGGCCTTGGTTGCGAATTGGGAGAGGGAACTTGTGAAGTTCATGGGCGAACTTAAAATACCTTACACGTCGTCCACCATCGACTCTTCGCAGCACAAAGATTTTGTAGACTGGAAGGCCGACTTCATTATCGTGCCGGATTCAATGCTTCACAAAGATTGGGTTCTTTACCAGCTTCAAAAGCTTCCGATAAAATTCTTGGCCGTCGACGAAGCCTCGCGCTTCAAAGAGCCTGCGTCGCTCCGTACAGTGGCGCTCTTTGGCGGCACAAGTAAAGACGTAAAATCTAAAGGTCTCATCTATAAGCCCCGGCACACAGTGCTGATGGACGGCTCACCCATGCCGAACCGACCGATGGAACTTTGGGCGCCGACTTTTGCAATGGCGCCGAAAGCAATCGACTGTTTGGAGCAGCTTGATTTCGGCATGCGCTACTGCGGGCCTACGCCCAACGGCTACGGCGGGTGGGAATTTAAGTACTCTTCAAATGAAGAAGAACTTCGCGAGAAACTTCGGCGCGACTTCATGCACGTGGTAACCGAAGAACAGCTCTCGCATCCCGAGCGCAGACGCTCTCTATTATATATGCCTGACGAGATCCGTTCGCGTGAGCACTTGAAGTGGGATAAAGAAAACCTGCAAGGGCTGATGACCGATGCGCTCGATGATGACATCAAAGACGAGCAGCTATCTCGGTGGCGGCACGAGCTTGGGAAACGGAAAGTCCCTTGGGCCACCAAATACTTGCGCGAGCGGCTTCGGGATAAGAACGAAAAACTCTTGGTGTTCGCGTGGCACAAGGAAGTGTGTTTCGCTTTGCACGAAAGCCTGCTCGAGTTTCGGCCGGGGCTTGTAACCGGCGGCACTGAAGCGTGGGAGCGGGAAGAAATCTTTAAGGACTTTCAAGAGGGGGGCGGCAGGCTCATCATCGGGAACATCGCTGCAATGGGGCGCGGTCACAACCTTCAGAAGGCCGACCGAGTGGTGTTCGTCGAATTCAGTTGGTGCGGCGAGACGAACATTCAGGCCGAGAAGCGCGCGAGCCGCAGGGGTTCGGAAAAAGAATACGTCCGATGCGAGTATCTGGTTGCGCCCGGAACAATTGACGAGATAGTCATGGAGACCATTTTTCGTAAAGACGCATCGGTAAAGAAGATTGTAGGGTAGTGATGGGGCAGTTCACCGACAAAATTATCGATGGCGAACTTGATCGAGAGATCATGCTCGAGCACGGCCCGTCTCTTTATGATGTTGATCGGATAAAGGTTTCGACGAAGTCCCTCACCATGTATCAGCCGAAGGGGCGACGGCATCCGGATTGGGGCGATGTCGACGAAACTCTTACGTTCACGAAGAGTAACTTAAACGGTCAAGCGTCGCTCAAGACCGTCGTTCAGTGGAATGAGTTTCAAGTGGACATCTGCAACAAGGGCCACCGACATCTCAGTAACCAATCGCGTAAGCGCCACGAGATCTTTGATCTTGACTGGCAGTATGTCGATCAATTGATTGAGTGGTTGAATCTCGGCTCGTGGCGAGAAGTTTCGACGCGCACAAAGCCGCGTGATTCGGTCTTCAAAGAGATTGACGACTTTCTTCAGGTGGTTGGTGCAGCCAACACGACATTGTTACCCGCGGTGAAATCGCTTCGCGGAAAAATAAAACGGAGAATTGAATCATGAGTCCCGGAACACCAGCTTCAGGTTACTGCGGTAACCACGACTATTCGTTCTTCGGCATCGAGTGCCCGCAGTGCATGGAAGAAACTCTCGGGAAGCATGCACGCGGCGGAAGTGCGGCTCACAATTCTGATTCGGGGCGTGTGCATTGGGAAGTGCTCGACACCACTCCCCGCCGGCATAACCAAGCGAACCTTGAGATGGTGCAGCTTCTCCACACGCTCGATCAAATCAAAGTGGAAGTGCTAACGGCGAAATCAAAATGGCCTACGTTCAATTCCGCGCACGAAGGCTACGCCATTCTACTTGAAGAAGTGCACGAGCTTTGGGACCACGTGAAGACTCATCAGAAGAATCGCAACCTCGCTGCCATGCGGATGGAAGCGGTACAGGTCGCGGCGATGGCTTTAAGATTTGCAACAGAGGTCTGCGACGAAGAAAGAGGTAGGAAGTGAACACAGTGATGCTTGATTTCGAAACGCTCGGGAACGGGAAGTACGCGGCCATCGCACAAATCGGCGCCTGCTACTTCGATCGAATCACGGGCGAGATCGGGAAGACGTTTCGAACAAACGTCGACGCGGGTTCGTCTACTGATTGCGGCGGCGAGATCGATGCCCCGACAGTCTACTGGTGGATGGAACAGAGTGACGAAGCGCGCAAGTCTTTACTCGAAGAACCGCGCGTGTCTCTTCAGAATGCGCTGTCGGAGCTTAACAATTTTTTAGAATCTGGGACGACGATTTGGAGCCACGCAACTTTCGACTTCGTCATCCTGACCGAGAGCTTGAAGCGCTTGAAGATTGATCCGAAGTTCTCGTATCGCGCGGCGCGGGACATTCGGACACTGATGGACCTAGCGAAACTTGATTCGAAGAAGTTCGACCGGGACGGGGTCCACCACGACGCGCTCGCCGATTGTCTCCACCAAGTGAAGTACTGTGTGGAAGCCTTTCGCATCATTGAGAAACGGCGGGGTTGATGACTGAGAAGCTGATTTCGTTCTTGACGAAAGTTGATAAGCAAATTGCGGCTACCGGCGGCCTTGATGAAAAGACGGCGTCGGCGCTATTCATCATGTTCACGAAGCTTCGTGCGCAGCGAAACCTTATCTATGAGAACTGGTGCATCGAGGGCGATGAGCTTCGCGAGATGATTGAACAGGGCGACGCCGACGTGCTCGAGCCCGCCACAAAACTAGGGGTGATAGAATGATGGTTTCTATTAAAGACGTGCCGATGCTTTCGGCGGACGAACAAGAAATTGTGCTCAACGGGATTCTCTACACCGGCGGTTGGAATTCCAACGGCTACGGCGACGATGACGAAAAAGGCGTTGCAGAAATTGAAGCTCACCGAGTTATTTCCCTCAACGTGCCTTCGCGGCATTTCCGAACTCGTTGCACCGGCGGCTGTGAGAGTGAACACACTTACGCAAAAGGTTGTAGCCGCGACCGTCTTTACGCTTCGATAGATGGAGCGAAAGCTGAAGTGGTTGAAAAAATCAAAAAAGAATTGAAGAAGAAAAAAGATCGATACGCCGAAATAGGCAAAGGCGTCGAGTATCTCGAGAAGGAACTTGCCCGAGTTATGAAGATGAAAGCGTCTGACGTGAAGTCGCCGAGAGCGTTGGCGATAACATGAAAGAGGCAGAGCGCTGGAAGCCGTGGTTCGATCACAAAAAGAAGGCGCCCACGATGACTCGTGAGCCGAAACCAAACGTCGGCTACGTGAAGTGGGCAGACTACGAAGCCGAGCGCGCTCGCCGCATTCGGGCCGAGAACTTACTTTGGCAAACCGATCTTTCCACTGGTGAGCCGGCCCAGATTTATTTTGACGAATACCCGCGCGAGGGGCGCCCTTATGACGTCTGAAACGAAAGTGTGTCTTTACTGTTTGAAAGAGAAACCGCTCACAGAATTCAATCGGCGGGTGTTCAACCGGAAGAGTGGCGTGCAGTGGGCGCCGCTTGAGTATTGCAAGACGTGCGCGAAGCCGCCCTTTCCCTCGAAGCCTCTTGCATCGCGAGACGTCGAGGCCGTATGAGCAGAGTGCGGGCGGCTTTCAAACTTTGTTTAGTTTGCGACCAGAAGCTTCCGCTCGCTTCGTTCTATCGGCGCGTCGCAAGTGTGTCGCAAAAGACCGGGAAGATTTACTACACGTACAACGTGTTCTGCATTAGTTGTGGTGCTAAGAGATACAAACAAAAGAAACTTGAAGCGAAGCGAGGTCCGCGTCTACCGATGCCGGAACCGATTTCAGTCTTCGAACTTCCAAGGGGGATGAGTGAACGGGCATAAGGTTGTTTTGATTTCTGGAAAAATGGGAAGCGGTAAGAGCACGCTCGCCGAAGCGCTCGAGAAGGCGTGGGACGCGCAAGGCGGCGTCGCGTACTTAAAGAACTTCGCCGACTCGATCTATGAGATGCACGACTACTGTCTCGGGTACGTGAACGACTTCGGCGTAGCTCTGCCTGACAGCATGAAGGTTGAAAGCAGTCAGCGGACACACAAGGACCGGAAGCTGCTTCAATGGCTCGGCACCGAGTGGGGCCGCACTATTGACGAAAACATTTGGGTGAGCATTCTTAAAGAAAAAATCGACATCGCAATGGCGGTCTGTGACAACGAGAATCCGCTCTTCATCGTGGCCGACTGCCGTTTTGAAAACGAAGCGGAAGCGTTCCCCAATGCACTCAAGGTCCGGCTCAACTGTTCGCGCGAAGTGCGGAAAGAACGCTGCACTCGGTGGACCGACACCGACGATCATCCGTCAGAGACGGGCCTTGATAGATACAAAGGTTTCGACATGACTCTCGACACGACGGTCACGAGCGTTGAAGACTGTCTGAAGCTTGTGATGGCGAAATTGACTTGACCGTGAGTGCGACCTAACGGTGCAATCCCCTCTATACCAAAAGGGGGCACCGTGGAAGTGAACGAACAGACGACACCGGAACAAATTAAAAAGATCGCGCATGACGTAGTGCCGGTCGCATTCGCTATTCAATTCATGTCGAAGGACGGGCGGAAGAAGTTCTTCCAAGAGAAGGCAAAGCTTGAAGCCCGCGCCCGTTTGAAAGAGCGCCTTACCGCAAAATGACGCTCAAACAGTTATGGCGGCTTTGCAATGATGCGGCTTCAAGCACTGCCGAATTCAAAGAACACTACGACTTTGCAGGCGCCGTCGGGCACGAACCGGTACTTAGACTTCTGATCGAACGCGAAGAACTTCGTGGTGCGCTTGAGAGCGTTATCAGTCTTGATCTTAAATCCCCCGCCGGACAAATCGCGACACTGAAATGCCGTGAAGCCTTAGCGAAATCCGACGCGGCATGGCCTAGGGAAAGCGTTGACGGCGGCAGCTTTACTTTCTAGGTAAAGACCCAAAGACACCTATACGGTGCAGGGGGAAAAACATGAAATTAGAAATCGCAGTGCTCGCAGGAGCAGAATCAAAACAGTTTTTAGCAACACTCTCAAAATACATCGAGCGACTAGAAGCGGTGGCGGGAAAGCTTAGCGCCGGTAAAGTGAAAGAGACAGTGGTCGATGAAGGAGACGATGAAGATGCAGACGAAGAACCGACGCCTACAAAGAAAGCGGCACCAAAAGTTACCAAGAAAAAAGCCGCAGCGGCCGTCGAAGAAGACGAAGATGATGACGAAGATGATGACGGTTCCGACGATGAAGATACCGTCGATGATGGCGACGATGATGAGTCGGATACTGACGACGACGAAGCCGCTGACGATTCGGATGACGATGAAGACGAAGATGACGCCACCGATGACGGTGACGATGATTCTGAAGACGAAGAAGACGAAGAGCCGGCTAAGCCCGCGAAAAAAGCCAAAGCAAAGGCCGCGCCCAAAACAAAAAAGGTAAAGGCGCCGTCTTATGACGACGTCATCGACGCACTTAAAGCTCACACGAAAGCAAAAGGCGGCGGGAAGACTGGCCGCGAATCGGCGCTTAAGATTTTGAAGAAGAACTTCAAAGTCGATAGCGTCACAAAGATGAAGCCAGACGACTACCCAAAAGCAATCAAGCTTCTCGTCGGCTGATCGTGAAAGCGCACGGGGGGAGAAAGCATTCTAAGTTCTCTGCGAGCGGAGCCGAGCGTTGGGTGGAGTGCCCAGGCTCGGTTCATCTTTCTGAAGGGCTACCTGACAAAGACAGTGTGTGGAGTAAAGAAGGCACACGAGCACACGAAGTGCTCGAGCAGGTTCTCGGCGCTGCGATGAAATCCGGCTCGGGCCGGTTCGCGGGCTCGATCAAGTTGAAAGATCCAGTTCCACCAGAAATGATGAGTCATGCTGTCAGCGCTGCGAATTTCCTACTGACGATGTGGGAAACGACGCCCGGCGCAGAGCTACTGGTGGAAACGAGAATTCATCTCGACTTCATTCACCCCGAAATGTTCGGGACGTTTGACGGCGCTGTGATCGAACACTTCGATACGCTTCACGTCTTCGACTATAAGTACGGGGCCGGCCACGCGGTGAGCCCGAAGAGAAATCTGCAAATGATTTTTTACGGGATGGGCTTGGCGGCAAAGCACAATTGGAATTTCAAAACCGTGAGGCTTTGGATCATTCAGCCGCGCATCAAGGGCTATGACGGCCCAACCTATTGGGAAATCCCAATGTTCGAGTTACTTGAATACGTCGACTTCTTTAAGAGAGCAGTGGAGAGAGTGGTAAAGAAGCCGAAGGAATTCAACGAAGGCTCGTGGTGTCATTGGTGCAAAGCGAAATCGATTTGTCCCTTGAAGAGGGAAACAAAAAATATTAAAGCCAAAGCCCTGTTCGGGGTTTTTGAGGGGGAGACAGATGGCAAAGAAGAAAAAGAAATCGGTAAAGAAGAAACCTTCGGCGAAGAAAAAGGCCGCAAAGAAAACGGTAAAGCGCAAGCCGAAACCTTCCGTCGTTCCGGACGAGGCACCGCCGACATACGACGAGCCTTCGGCTCCAATGGATCATACCGATCCGGGCGAAATGGAAGATGACGATGCCGCAGGTCACTGCGCTTCGGAATTTGCGAACCCTTATGGATGGACAAATACGACAAGTGAAATAGAACAAAAATCGGAACCCAGTGTAGGGTTCCCGTAACAACAGTCTAGGGGGACAAATGAGTGAAACCGAAAAAGCCGCAGACCCGAGAAAGATCATCACACCGGAATTCAGAGTCAGCTTTCCGCACGTCTTCAAACCACAGAAGATGCCGGGAACAAACAACGCCCTGAAGTATTCAGTCGTCATGCTCTTTCCAAAAGACACTGACATCACGCCAATCAAAAAGGCAATCGCGGCGTCGAAGCGAATGAAGTTCGGAAAGAACAAAGAAGAGTGGCCGAAGATGAAGTCACCGATCGCTGATGGCGACGGCGAAGCTGGTCTCGACCTTAAAGGAAAACGCCGTGATGGTTACGCGGGCCACTGGGTCGTCAAGGCGTCCACACGCGAAGACGCGCCCCCAGGCGTCGTCAATCGCCAAGGCGAAGAAATTCTAAAACAGTCTGAGTTCTACGCCGGCTGCTATGCCCGCGCCGCAGTCTTTGCCAACACTTGGGAATTCCCCGAGGGTTCGGGAAAGTTCGGTGTGAGCTTCATTCTCGATCATCTTCAAAAAACCAAGGACGGCAAATCGTTCGGCGGCAAAGTTCCCGTCAGCGAAGTTTTTGGAGCCATGGCTAGCGACGAAGACGACACCGTGGATGATTCAGAAGATTTCGATTAATAGACATGGTTAAAAGGTTTCGAGTCAACCTTGCACCGATTCGAAACGTTTTCTGGGGCCTGGGGAGTTATGACCTCTAGGCCCCTTTTTCATCGAGGGGGATGAAATGGTTCAACAACCGCTTTGTAAAACGCTAGTCAGCCCACCATCTTTCGTTTGGATATTGGTGGAATACGCTGTCGGCGGCCGCGATAAGATCGTTGGTGTCTTTAAATCCGACGTGCTCGCCGAAGAGCATTTGAAAGAACAACTGGGCGATAAAATGCCCGAGCGTATTTCTGGCCGTGAGGTTACTAGATGGGTGACCGGTTATCACGAAGGCTACGAGCTTGAAAGGTACGAAGTATTTTGAAGAAGAGAGTCACCCACGATTTTGAAACTCAGTCGGAATGCGACCTCAAACGCGAGGGCGCATTTAAGTATTCAATGCATCCGACGACGCGCGCGACTTGCTTGGCGTTTAAGATTCACGGCGAAGAGACAGTCTACTTTCTCAACTACCACTTGGTGAACAAGCCGTGGGTGGATCTGCCAGAAAAGCTCACAACACTTTGGAAGCGATTGATCGACGAGGGCTATGAGTTCTCTGCGCACAATTCTTTTTTCGAGCGCTGCATTTACGAGAACGTCTTGGTGGCGCGGCTCGGATGGCCGCCGATACCGCAGTCACTTCGCAGATGTACTGCCGCGAAGGCCGCCGCGTGTGCGCTACCACGAAACCTTGGTGATGCAGGTGCGGCTGTGAATCTGTCGGTACAGAAAGATAAACGCGGTCATGCCGCAATGATGGCCACTTGTAAGCCTACGCGAATGCATGGCGAATTCAAAAGAATGGTGAGTGATATATCCGAGCGGCTTAATGATGGGCGCAAGCTCACGCCGAAGCAAATCAAGTGGCAACAGGATAAATCGAAATTCGATGAGCCAAAGAAATTCTTAACACCTGACGATGCGCCCGACGTTTACGAAGTTCTATATCGCTACTGTAAGTACGACGTGCTCACTGAAGAAGCACTCGATGATCTTTTGCCTGATCTTTCGCCGGCTGAACTTGAAGTTTGGCAATTGAATCAAAAATTAAACTGGCGCGGACTCACTGTCGACATCCCAACGGTAAAGAAGATCGTGCAGCTTCTAGATGTCGAAACTCGCGAGAAGCTCATTCAGCTTGATTCGATCACGATGGGTATGGTGACAAAGCCGGGAAGTCGAAAGTCGATTCTCGAATTTTTAGAACTCGACGGCATTAAGTTACCCGACATCAAAGCGCAGACCGTGAGTGATGCGCTTAAGAGCGGGAAGCTCGGCCTCGAGATGCAGTACCTGCTCGAACTTCGCCGCGCCCTGTCGAAAACATCCACCAAGAAATACCAGGGGTTCCTGGACCGCTCTCACAGCGACGGGAAGGTCCGAGACATCCTGATGTACCACGGGGCCTCTACAGGACGCGATACGGGCACCGGCATTCAACCGCACAACTTTCCGAGGGGTCTCATCAAGGTGACCAAGGAAAGGCCGTACGCGGCCGTTGAGAACGTCATCGAGTGTGACCGCGAAACGCTCCAAGCGATTTACGGCGACAGTCTCTCGGTCCTGTTTTCTGGCATCCTGCGTAACATGCTCGTTGCCGCACCAGGCAAAGAACTTTTTGTGGCCGACTTCTCGAAAATCGAAGTCGCAGTTCTTTGGTGGCTCGCCGAGAACGAACCGGGTCTTAAGATTTTGCGCGCGGGTCTCGATCCCTACAAGTACATGGCGGCCGCGAACACTGGCCGCAAGTACGACGAGATCGCCGATGAAGGGGACGACCGACAACTCGGGAAAGCCCAGGTGCTCGGCTGCGGCTTCGGAATGGGTTGGCGGAAATTTAAGACGACAGCTTACGACGTTTACCGCCTAACACTCACATCGAAACAAGCGAAAGAAGCGGTGAACGGATATCGCGGCGCGAACTCTGCGGTGCCGGAACTTTGGAAAGCCTACGAAGAAGCGGCGATCAATGCGGTGAAAGAGCCCGGTAAGCGGTTCCGCGCCGGCAAATGTAACTTTAAAGTTATAACCCTGAAAAACGGAATGCCGTTTTTAGTTGTGACTCTTCCATCGAAAAGAAAGCTTTACTACGCACAGCCAGATGTTCAGTGGCGAATGCGTGAGTTTGAAGTTACCGAGTACTTGATCGACGGCGAGTGGACTTCAGAACTTCCCGATGAAGCAAACGCCGATGAGTTCGAAACAAGGGAGACCACTAAACACGCAGGACCTTTTGAGACGCTCGAATTCTGGGGCGTGAATTCGAAGACAAAGAAGTGGGCACTCGAGCGCACGTGGGGCGGAACTCTGACCGAGAACATTGTGCAAGCTGTAGCACGAGACTTGATGATGTACTCCATGGTGAGACTAGAGAAATCAAAATACGAAGCGCTGCTTATGGTCCATGACGAAGCGATTTGTCAGCGGAACATCGGGCGCGGTTCGATCAAAGAGTTCGTCAAGATCATTTGCGAACAGCCGTCGTGGGGTGAGGGTCTGCCCTTGGAAGCCAAGGGCTGGACCGGACCGAGATACAGAAAATAAGCCCCCGATACTACTGCGCCTCGGGGTACTGACCGTTGCGATCGGCGCGTTTAATATTAAAGAGCCATTTCTGGTTCGCGCACTTCGACTTGTGGCGGGATCTGTTGATCGACCGCCACGACTTCGCGCTCACCTTGGAACGGAAGTTTCGAGTTGAAGAATAACACAAGGTCGGTTGCTTCTTTGAAATGCTGTGTCGAGACCAGACGAAGGTGGCGCGCCACTTCTCTTGCTTGAAGGAAATAGTGCTGACGTTCTTTTGGCGTCTTCGCGTGTAGCGCCATCTCCCGCATGATGTTCACCAATTGGTTCAGTGACACTGGGTTCTCGGGTTTCATGAGCAGCGCCTTTTCAGCGTACTTCGTCGCAAGCGTCCATTGTTGTGCTCGCATCGCGAAGTCGGTTGCCATGATGACCATCTCGGCTGACGTCGGGCACGCGTCCATCGCGAGCCGCAGGATCGTGTCGTGGAAAACGTCCCAGCCTTTTTCTGCTAGGATCTTGCGGCTCATTTCCGCATGTGAAGCGTATGCTGTCGGATAGTCCGGCCACGTCATGATCGCTTCTAAGAAATTGTTTTCGGTAAACGCCATGAAGGCTTTCTTTACCTTCGCCATCTTGGTTTTCATTTCTTCGACATTGAGCTTCAGATACGGGATTTTCTCGTTTCGTACTTCGCCACAGTACTTAAGAAGATACGTGCTCGAGTACATGACTTGATCTTCTTTTACGATATCAAAGCCCGCACGCGTGAATATGTTCTCGAACATTTCCTCTGTCCACACGTTGATGTGGTTGGGGTCGTAGTAGTACTCGAGATCGAATCCGGCCATGCCGAAATTAGAAAGCGAGTTGAACCAGGTCGGCACACTCATGTAGAGAAGTCCGTCGGGCTTAAGAAGTTTTGTGTAGCGGACGAGTTCTTCGTCGGGGTCCGTCTGATGTTCGAGCACCTTGTAGGACATGATAAGATCGTATTGCAACGACTCATCGATGTCTTCAGAGAGCTTGATGCCGAATTCATGGAAGGCGTTTCGGCGCATCGACACGGTGAGTTCGGTCCCGTAAAGCTCTGCTTCAGGAAACTCTTGTTTGATCAGTTGGAGCGTGAACCCGAAAGCTGCGCCGATCTCACAAATGCGCGGCTTCGTTTTCCCTTCCGCTTTCCACTTCGTGAAAAGATCGTTCAAAAATTTTAAGTGGAAATGATTCTTTCGCTCGCCTGAATAGACGTTCTGATGCGACGGCGGATTGCGGTAAGAGTTCCGGTAGTGCTCCTTGATCGCCTCTTTGCTTTGCCATTTGGTGGGGTAGGAAATAAAACCGCACTCGGTACAGATCGCCATCCCCGCAGGTTTGATTCGGTGTTGATCGACGCTCTCCCACCGATTTGTGCTGCAATTCGGACAGCGCATGTTTGTCTTCTCAACCAATTTCGTCACCTGCGGTTTCACAATCTCCATTATCGAACCCCCTTAATTTTATTTACTTTGTTCATGAGTCTCATAAACGCATCAGGCGTGATCGCTTGTTCCGGATCGGAAAGGCTGTTGACCGGATCTTCGTGCACTTCAACTAAGATCCCGCCGGCACCAGCGGCGACGCCTGCAAGAGTCATCGGCTCTACGAGATCGCGGCGGCCCGTACCATGCGAGCCGTCGACGATGACCGGGATGCGAGTGATTGCTTTCACTGCCGGTATCATCGAGATCGATAAGTCCCACCGGACGTGATTAAGGTGCGAGACCGAACCGCGTTCGATAAGGTAAAGCTCCGTAACTCCACCAGTGAGAAGGTGCTCCGCTGCGCCTAGCCACTCATCGAGTGTCGAGCCCGGATGACGTTTTAGGAATACAGGCTTTCCAAAGTCGCCGAGTGTCCTAAGCAAAGTGTAGTTTTGCATTTGACGGGCGCCGACTTGAAAGGCCGAGCAGTGTTTACTTAATTGGTAAAGCGACCATTTGTTGTAGTCGAGAACTTCGATGATGTTACTGAGACCATTGTTGACGGCCGCCTCTTGATATGCGCGAAGAAGTTCAGTGTCGACAATCCCAAACTTCTTTCCCGGATAGGTACCGGCGCGGAAGACCCCGCCTCGAAGATGTGTCGCCTCACTCGCAACCAAGATTGCAATCTTTTTGATTTGTTCAGACGACTCTACAGAGCACGGTCCCGAGATCACGACGAATTTATCGGACGGCGGGACATATGCTTCAACGAGCGGAAAGCGAGGTTCCGGACCCCACGTACGACGTTTTGCGAACTCTTCCATTTGACCCCCTAGTAGGCGCTTTGTTTTAGAAACAAAGCGAGGTCATCGTCACGTTTTCTTTTCGCAGTGATACTGGCTATCGAAAAGTTGTCGTGACCGAGTGGGTTGTCTTCCGGCAACGGGTGACGGATTTTGATGATCTTCTTTGCCGTGTTTTCGATTGAGCGGTTAAGTCTCACGAAGAAAACACACATTTCATCAGTGTTGAGTTTGAGCTTTACGAGGTCGTCCATTCCGGCTTGGATTTGATATCGAATTTTGGCGAGCTTTCCGATGTCCCGTCTGTTGTAACAGTCAGTCAAAATCTCGTTCCATCCGTTAGCACTACCGAGCGAGTAAAGTTTTGTGAGGTCAATGGCTTCAAACTTTCGACTCACAAACACCCCGCCGCGATCTTCTCTCGTGTACGCGCGCGCTCTTCTAGATTTGTTTTCGACATCGAGTCGTCCCGTTGCGTATAGAAAAAGATCGGCTTCTCGAAGTAACCGATTTTGAGTTTGTTCTTAGCACGCGTAAAGATGTCAAGGCTGTCGTGGTTTCGAAGCCCATCTTTAAACTGTAAATACCCGAGCGCTTTCTTATCGAATAGCGCCCCACCAACGTGGTGAAACTCATGGCCGCGCTGAATGGTGTCGAGACTTCCGAAATAGTTGTCGGGATATACGATCTCTGACCTTGTCTCGCGCGCGTGATGAATAATTTGGTGAAGGGCCGTATCGTCAACGAACCAGTCATCGGCATCGAGCCGCATGATGTAGCGACCGCGCGCCCGCGCAAGCGCCAAGTTACTTGACGACGAAAGGCCGAGGTTTTCCGAATTTCGATACCACGAAACGTTTGATCTTCCGACTGCGAACTTCGCCACGATCTCTGTTGTGCGGTCAGACGAATGGTCGTCGACGATGATGTACTCCATCGATCGCTTGAAGTCCCCTTGGTGGGCGACCGAGTTCATGGCGCGTTCAATGAATCGCGCGCCATTGTGCACACACGTATAGACGGTAAGGATCGGGGGGTGGTTGATGCGAATCAGTTCTGGATTTCGTTTCAAGTAGTGGCTGACTTGTTCGAGTGTTGGCGCTTGGCCGAGTGCTGCGAATAGAACTTCCATCATCTTTAAGTCTTCAGGGAAATCTATGAGAAGATTGAAGTCTTCGGTCTTCGTCTGAAGGTCGACTGATAACTTCGAAAGAGGCCGGACGGCGTAGCTGATATGCTCGACGTTTTTGTGGAGTGCGGCCGTGCGCTTTAAGAGTTCAGTCGTTATGATCTCAAAGCCGGTACCGGGCGTGAGAAACGAACTGTGAATATACTCGATCCCCTCTGTTTCGTGTTGCGCAATGATGAGTGCGTTTCGAAGCACTTGAAGATCGACAAAGATTTTGTCGTGCGTGATTCGGACAACGTGTGTGAAGCCGCAAAGGTCAGCCACTTCCGTCGTACGAGCGAGTGGATCTTTATCGTGAGCACTCGCGATCACTTCTACGTTTGGCATTTTACCGAGTGCTTTTTGATATGCCGTACGTTGATTTGTGGGGACCGCGACCACGACCGGAACTTCCAAGGGTACGAGCTGTCCCACCAATCGTGAAATGATTGGTCGTCCTGCGAGGTTCTTTACGGCTTTCCCTGGAAGACGTTCTGACTCGAGTCGCGAACAGATGACGATGCCGGGACGAAATGGTCTTGGTGTTACGACAGCCATGGCGCTTTATACCCCCCGTATGACTCAAAGCTAGAACATTTCTGGCAGGTGCCGCAGGAGAAGGCGGACTTGTCGAGCAGGGCTGCGCGCAAGTCTTTCGCCTTCTCGCCGCGAAAGATTTTATCTAAGTCGACTTTCTTTATATCGCCAAGAGGCATCGACTCTGAGATGTCGACGCAGCACGGGAAAGCGATGCCGTCCCAGTTGAACACGAGCCGCGCGTGCGCCTGAATGCACGACTGCCGGTTTTCGGTATCCCGCTTTTTGTTTTCAACTTCTTCAACGAACTTGTTTTCTACACGGCCCGCGACCATGTTGCGAATAGACACCGTAGCCGAAGGCCATCGCTTCTTTACTTCGCCTTCGATATCTTCATTCTCGTTGAGCTTGGTGATGACGGCTTGGATGACGATTTCTGTTTCGCGCTTTGGGCGGTTATAGAACGTGGTGATGTTCTTTTCCGCTAAGGCCGGATTGGAACCGGCGCGCTGCTTTTCCATCACACCGGGAATGAAAGAATCGAAACTCACCTTTACTTTTGTTTGGTGCGAGAGACCTTCGAAGATGTCTTCGCGAGTTGAGCCGAATTTGAAATTCGAATTGGTCAGGCGTTCAATAAATGTCGTTCTCGTCGCGTGGTCTTTAGCTAGACGGGTGATACGAGCGAATTCAGGATTGAGTGTAGACTCACCTTTCCAGTTCATCTTTATCGAAGGTACTTCGAGATCCGCAGCTTGAGCGATAATAAGCTGCGCCACTTTCCATTCCATCATCCCCTTGGTGAAGGGAACCTTGTCTGCGTGATAACAGTAGCTACAGCGTTGGTTACATTCGCTTGCGAGTTCAAGTGATACATCGATTGGTTTTTTGTGATTGAGGCGCGGCGCGCGGGTGTAGTTGTATCGGTAAGCTAAGAAATGAAAACGGTCCATGATGCTTCTCATGGACCGAGCGTCGAACGCCGACTTTTAGGATGTCAAGTAAAGACCGATGCGTCTTACGTCAGCACGACATAATAGTAGCGTGTAGAGCCGGGACCGCCATCGTTTCCGGTAGCGCCCGCAGAACCGTTGGCGCCACCGCCCCCGCCGCCCCCGCCGCCGCCCGCGACACCAACTGCCCCAGCCGTGGGGTTCGCGATGCCGGAAGCGCCGGCCGCTCCGCCGTTACCACCTGCACCTAAACTTGATCCGCCGCCGCCGCCGCCGCCACCGGTAGAGGCCGAGCCGTAGGTATTGTTGAAGGTCCCGCCTGCGGCGTATGCAGAAAACTCTCCATCTGAACCGCCTGTAAATGACTGTTGGGTTGCACCACTCCCACCATAAGTGGAAGCTCCGCCGCCCCTAACCCCCGCCGCGCCACCGGCACCGCCGGCACCGCTGGTTGTTCCGCCGCCGCCACCGTTAGGCGCGCCCGCGAAACGAAGAGTACCAAATGCGCCGCTAACAGTTGTTATCCCGCCTGGGCTACCTGCGGTTCCGGAAGCGGTAGTTCCGCCGGCACCGCCGGCGCCGCCTGCGGCCCAAGAAGAAGTGATTGTTGCAAGTGCAGTAACCGCTACTGCAACAGTTTGCACAGGTGCACCGCCACCGCCCCCGCCGCCCCCGCCGTATTGTCCGCCTGACGTACCGGCGCCGCCCCCGCCTCCCGCTCCGCTTCCGCAGCCTACGATGATCAAGTTTGAAGTTCCGGTCGGTACAACCCATGCGCCGTTTGTCGACACCATAATGAGACGCGCGCCATCTACTAACGCAGTAGACGGGACGGAAGCC